ATGATTGATCTTTGTCAATATCGCAACATTGCCGGTGCGCCAGGTACATCCTATCATGCATACCGTCTATTCAATATATCCATGGTGGATGTGATTGGTACAGCTCTCATGGCTGTACTCTTTTCCTATTGTTTCAACATCTCCATCCTCATATCTTTAGCCATTTTCTTCGGCGCCGGAATCGTGGCTCATCGCCTTTTTTGTGTCCGCACCACATTTGATAAGATTCTTTTTTCCGACGGCTAATTCTTGTCACTTGGTATCGGTCCGTTTTTTCTGAACGAAAAAAGTCCCCCAGTAATATAGTTAGATCTTATCGGTGATCTCACTAGTATTCGGCGAATTCATGGAGTTTGAAGACATGCTAGACGTGGGCGCCACAACAAACAAGGAGGTTGGAAAATTGTCCAAGCGCAAAGTCGGCGTCTTATCAAAAGCATCTCTCAATGAAGTGGTCGATGCACAGACGTCAGTCGCAGCAGCAGCGGCAGCTGGATTGACCGAAGGCAAACGCCGCGGCCGAAAACCTCGTAAACAAAATGAAAAAGAAATCATGCACGAATACATGTCCGAACAAGAAAAACACTCCACTCCCACCACCGCTGCCGGTCTCCGCAAATATTATGAAAATTATCAACACATGTCTCACAATGAGCGCGAACAATTCGACCAAAAATTCACCAAACCCAAAACCAATAGCCAAGAAATCTATTGCTCTATGCTCCGCGCTAAATCCAAGAAAATCATTCTAGCAACAGGGCCAGCCGGTACTGGAAAAACCCTGTTTGCAACCGAATTCGGTGTCCGGAATTATTTGATGGGCACCTATGAAAAACTCATCTTTACACGCCCCTCGGTCTCGGTCGATGAAGAGTTGGGTTTTTTGCCGGGGACGATGGAAGAGAAAATGGCGCCTTGGGTACGACCCATATATGATGTCCTCTACCAATTCATCAGTCCCAAAGAAGTGCAGTATTTGATGGAAGAAAAGGTGATTGAAATCGCGCCATTGGGATATATGCGCGGACGCACCTTTAAAAATTGCTGGATCGTCGCAGATGAGATGCAAAACTCGACCGTTTCACAGATGAAAATGTTGCTCACGCGTTTAGGCGAAAATAGTCGCCTCGTCATTACGGGAGATTTAGAACAATTCGACCGACCGAATCAGATGAACGGACTGGAAGACTTTTTGGGGAAGTTTAGGGGAAAACGGTCATCTAGTATTGGTAGTTTCGAATTTGACCGTTCCGATATTCAGCGCGAGGAAGTGGTCAAAGAAATTTTGGATATTTATGGTGGCGACGTTCCCGAATACTATGCAACCGCTGGGTCAGGCGGTCATGAGGGAGAGGAAGAAGATGGCGATGGCAATGGTCATGGCGATGGTAATACTACTGATATGTAAACAATGAATATGTTCAAGCGTGTAAAATTGATTTATCGCTGTATATACTAGATACTATAGATAAAAACAATCGAATCATGATCTATGCGATTATGATAGACATGTATTATATGGCGCATCGATCAAATCGCATCGAGATGTTTACATCCACCTTTACCAAAAACAAGTGGCTCGAGATAAAAACATTCAAGTTGGCCGAAGATTCGGAATCAGACTCGGATGAATCTGATATAGAGTTGGAACTCGATATCATGGATGCGTCTTCTTCCTCATATGCTCGTCGTGCAAAATTTGATCCTCAATTTCAAACAAGCATCGAGGACAGACGGCGTCGTATCATTCGCAATCGCCGGTTTCGCTTATCGATTCAGGGGTAAAAAAGTGTCTCCATATTATAGTATATATAGTAGTACTTCGTTCCGTTATCGATATGAAATCGCTCAGTTTCAAAAAATTCATGTCCACTACGGCGGATTATCGCGATATTCTGCATAATCGCGCCATCCTCTATATCATCTTTTTCATTGCCCTCATTAATGTCTTTGTCTTGACAACCTTGGGCGATTGGACCTATGTGACCATTTTTTTCTTGGTCGGATTTCTAACATCGTTTTTTAGCAAAAATATGGTGGTCATCCTCTTTTTCGCGATTAATGTCACGAACATTTTAAAATATGGATCAGCAGCGGGTGTGAGTCGCGGTTCGTTGGAAGGGTTTGACCAAGGGTCTGAGAAGGAATCTGATCATACAGCACCGGAAGTCAATGAACAGGAAAATTCTCCTGATATGACTGCTGGTGATGTGTCATCTTCATCTTCATATTCAAAACAAGAGCTTGATGCCCAAAAGGAACTCGTAAATCTTCAGAAAGAGTTAATCGAAAAAATAAAAAACATGGAACCTTTTATTGATAAAATGACCAACCTAAAAGAAAAAATGACAACTAAAAAGGAGGGATTACTACATAAATAGTAATATGAAGGGGGAAAAGCAAATATCTTGATAATATAGCTGGTTGTTTGGCAACTATATTATGACAACATACTTTTTGAAAAATCCATTTCATGATTTTACCAAAGTTCAACTACTGTTTTTCATTATTTTAGGCGTCTTGGTAATCATATCTATTTTAGATATGGCATGGAAGATAGTAGGTCCGAAGCCATCCTATAAAGAAGGAATGGATTATATACCCGTACCTGACGATCCACTTGGCGAGACCATAGTTCGTAGTCTTAACGACGCAATAGATGTGATTGCAGGTAAAGTCATCAAATTTGGACTAGAACTCAAAGGAGCAGTTGACGATATGGCTGAAGGTGTAGAAGTGGGATTTAATACGTTTGGATGGGCAGCCGACTGCGGTTTTTCAAAAACCATTACGTATATACCATGTTCGTTATTTTATATTGCACACTCAATGTTACTTTCCATGTATAGCATGGTTGTAGTAGCACCAGTTAACACAATAAAACTATTAAGTAATGGTGACAGAAAAGGCGATTTTACCCGTAATATATACTCAATTGATCAAGCAGCTGAATATTTGAAAAATAAATATCCTTCCGCTATGGGTGCTGTGTGTTTTAAATGTACAAAAAAACCTTCATTAGATGCTGGATCGTTCATGAAATGCACTAATAATGCAAAAGGATTTATACAATACGGAAAATGTTTTTTAAATACAGATTTAGATGGGTCGACAGTGATTCCTCAATCCCGTGTTGACAATGCGAAAACATTTACACAAGTTACCAATGGATATAACGATGCAACTGACATTACAACACGTGGATGGCAAAGATTTGGAAATGCCTTCACAGGTTAACATAGTGAATATTATAATGCGTTATAATAAAGTAGGCGAAGAACAGTTTCACCAAAAATATGCCGAGAGGACATTCCCATTCTATCAAAGGTGGTGCAGCTACTGCTTCATATACAAATTCGACCGTTGGTAAAAAATGTATTCCAGGGCTTTTTTGTATTGAGAATATGACCCTTTTTTTATTAGTCGTCATGTTTATTTTGATTGCATATCTGTATTATGTCCATTTTGTGAAACCCGTCGATCAACGTTTGTACGTAGTAAACAATGGCGTATCTTTAGCCAAAACTGTCGATCCTGGTATGCGGGATGCTTTGTCGGATCCTTATTTTCCGCCAGTAAAATACGGCGATGCACTATCGGCGCCTATGTATTATTCCGACTCTCCCTATGGGCTTGGGTTTAGTCGCGGTTTCAGTAGCGGCAGCGATGTTCGTGGACCGATTCTGATGCCCGGTGTAGGCGCCATTCCTACACGCACATTTTCAACGGAATATAGTCAGGTCGGGATTTTAACGAGAAACCATAGCACTGATGCCAAATTTGATTCTGATAAACTCATTTTGCCTTTGATGGGGCGACAAGTGGATACCGGTCGATCCAAGTGGCAATATTATTCCATGTCCAATTCGGGTAATCTAAATACGAAACTGCCTATTCGTATCCGGGGTAAAAATTGTTCGGGTGAATATGGATGCGATGAAGTGAGCGATGGTGACGAAATTTACGTGCAGGGATATAATGATGTGTTTCGTGCTACTATATACGAAACGGGGTCTTTTGCCTATCGTCCGTATTAGGGTAAGTATACGGTTTATCCATCCCTCTTGAATTTGTATAAAAAATAAGTGAAAACATATCGTTCTATATGATAAATAGTAATTGAATAAAATGAGTTCTCTTGGAGTAAAACCTCGTAATATTCCTAATAAACCAACTGCTAAAGTAGTAAATCCTGTTAACCCTCCTACAACTTCTACTAACGCAACTTCTCGAACAGCAACTTCTACTAACGCAACTTCTCGAACAGCAACTAAACCAGCAACTAAACCAGCAACTAAACTAGCAATTTCTAATACAGCAATTTCTAATACAGCAATTTCTAATACAGCAACTAAACCAACAAATAATTTACCTCTTACTGGTTGGAATTATATTATACAAAATGCTTTACTAGATATTCAATACAAAAATGTTATTTTCCAAATTATTCAACGATCAAGAGATACTATACAAGAAATTTTGAAGCAACCAAGGGAATCACTTGATGAAGTCATTCCTAAAACTAAAGAAACAATCACACAAACTGGTGATATTGCTGAATCAATTATTCCTGCAATCATTGCTTCTATTGCTGAACCGGATAATAAGGCGCAGAAAGAAGAAAAAGTTGAGCAAGTTAATACTTTTGTTGAATTAATCATTCCGGCAATCATTGCTTCTATTCCTGAACCGGATAATAAGGAGCAGAAAGAAGAAAAAGTAGAGCAAGTTAATGATTTTGCGGAATCAATCATTCCGGCAATCATTGCTTCTATTTCTGAACCTGAGAATAAGGAGCAGGAACCTCATGATATTACAGAATCAATCGTTCCGGCAATCATTGCTTCTATTCCTGAACCGGATAATAAGGAGCAGAAAGAAGAAAAAGTAGAGCAAGTTAATGATATTGCAGAATCAATCGTTCCTGCAATCATTGCTTCTATTCCTGAACCGGATAATAAGGAGCAGGAACCTCATGATATTGCAGAATCAATCGTTCCTGCAATCATTGCTTCTATTCCTGAACCGGATAATAAGGAGCAGGAACCTCATGATATTGCAGAATTAATCATTCCGGCAATCATTGCTTCTATTGCTGAACCGGAGAAAAAAGAAGAGGAACCTCATAATATTGCAGAATCAATCATTCCGGCAATCATTGCTTCTATTCCTGAACCGGAGAAAAAAGAAGAGGAACCTCATAATATTGCAGAATCAATCATTCCGGCAATCATTGCTTCTATTGCTGAACCGGAGAAAAAAGAAGAGGAACCTCATGATTTTGCAGAATCAATCATTCCGGCAATCATTGCTTCTATTGATGAACAGGAGAAAAAAGAAGATGATTTAACAGATACATTTTTATCAACTGTTGCAAGTGTAGCTAGTATATCGGATGATGATACAAAGAAAAAAACAGACGCAGATTCAATTGTTGCTGAAACGATTGCATCTGCTGTTCTTGCAGTATTAAACGCAATTAATAATGATAATCGTAATGATAATCGTAATAATAGTAATGATAATGGCATTGGTACAAATAATGGTAATAATACATTTGTAATCACTCAAAAATTTGCAACCCAAATAAATAACACTCCAAAAAGTAATAAAGTAACTAAAATACGATATAATTCTGATAGTAATAAATTTGAAAATATCTGATAAATTACATTATTTATCCTAATAATTATATTTCACTATTATAAATAATGGCCAATCCTGTTTCCTATGTTCAGACAAACTATAATAAAACATTTATAACGGATACAACTAGTATTAAAGGTTTTTTAAAAAGAAATAGTGATACACAATTATATAGCTCCTCTACCGATACATTTAGAATAAGTTTGAATCCTAATGTAAAAGGATTTTTTACTACTTATAATAATGATGAATCTGTTGCAAGTATATTTGATGCTACAACAATTACAATTATCCCACCTATAGAAAGTCACATAATAATTGCCAATTCAGTAAAAGAATCTATTGGAGAATTGATTATTACATGCACTAATGAAAATTCAGCATCAGCCCCTCAAACTATTTATATTTGTTTTTTAATTATTCCTTCATCACTTTTGATACAAAATGATTTGTATAATTTATTGACCGCAACCGCATCGAATGTTCCTAAATATATGAATGTATCAACATTTTTACCTACTTCAGATAATGGATTTTTCCAAGATTCGACAAATGGTCAAGTATTTCTTTCACCGATTCCGATTATTATTGGACCAAGCACATATTTTAATATCGGTAGTTTTCGCAAAACGAATGATATGTCTATTCTGTCTACCGCTTCATTTACATCTAGTAATCCAGTATTAGTACCACCATCCTATAATTATACCACTGTTACTCCTACTCCTAATTCTAGGTCTAGTTCTAAAGACGATCCTAATAGTGTTTTGAATGGCAATAATACTTTTATTTGCGATACTGCAACAGACGGAGACGCAAATTCAATATATCAAACAACTACAACATACATAAATCAACAATCGACCAATGAAACATTAAGAGCTCTTATATTTTTTATTTTTTTTATTATTACAGCAATCATGTGTTATGCTATTGTTCCCATTCTGTATCAAAAAAGTATTTTTTATTTTTTGAATAATACTGATATGAAAAATAGTAGCGACTCTGTTATTAAAACAAAACAGCTCAGTTTTGTTCGTGGGGTTGATGTAATATTTTCGATTATTTTTATTGTTCTCATCCTCATACTTTTCCCTCTCGGCATATTTGGCGACCAACTAAAAAATCATGAAGGAATGGATTTGGTAAAAATAACAATTGCCGGATTTTCCCTATTGCTTGTGTTTATTTTTTCCTATATTGCCATTCAACTTAAAAAATTTGATAAGAATTGGCCGTATGGCGATATGGATTTTACGGATAAGACACAACTTGATCTTATTCCGGGTATTGGCAAATGTATGGCAGAAGTATTTGACCGTATTCAACGAAAAATTGCAAACAGTAATTAGGTCTTCTCGACAACAATTCGTCTCCACTCCCGCAGGGAATAAATCTTGAGTATCAGATTTCTCGCTTTACCCCAGCCCAACTCGCACACTCGGATAATAAAGTGTTTTCGGCGACGTCGCAGTTCAAATATGTTTCCTACTAGCTAAACGTATCATTTGCAAATACTTTACTGTTGTAAAAATGCAAAACACTTGATTTCCCAAGCCTCTATGTAAATCGCACGCGATTGCTGCGGAATATTCATGATTATCCTACTTCATTTAGATTGTTTCTTTATCATACAAATAATATAGTATAATATTCTATATACGATTATGTTCTCCGTTTTTTCATCTGTTTTTCATCCATCAAATGCTTTTCGTAATTTCGCATATAGACAACCAAACAAAACGCATAAAAAACGACCTGAATCAGCTAGTGAAAAACATATCCCATTGATAATGGCTACAAACAGTCCAATATCCCAGTATAAACCGATGAATCGTACAAAACATAAGAAAGTAGTAGCTGCTATTGTAGAAACAGAGCCTACAACAGAAGAGGTAGCTGCAAATATTCAACGTCATAGAAAAAAATCGCGTCGCAATACCAGTATGGCAAACCAATTGGGGAAATTATGCTCACAATCCGGCTTTTGCCTAGCTATTGGTGCTGACCAAACAAAACTAATTAATAATTTTTTTAAGAATTTTTCTACGTTTGAGTACCTTACCGAAATAAATAAACTGAGTTTTTCTTCCAATAATGGAGTCGTATTTGAATATGTGTATAAACGTGCTTCTTATGAAGCGTTTTGTATATTCAAAATGTCAATGAGACATATGGCTGACAATCTAATGTATGAATTTTGGGTAGGCAAGTTTATCAACAAACATATTCAACAGTTTCCATGCTTTGTTGAAACATATGGACTGTATAAATTTTCAGGCGAAGATGAGAGCGATAGAGAGAAAAATTATACATTAGTATTAAACAATGGCGTGCACCAGGAACGTCTCTTTGAAGACTTTATACCACAATTGAAAAGCCACCGACTTTTTACTATGATAAGTGATGAACCATTATCTTGGGACAATGCATGTTTACATTCCAAATATTTTGCTCTTCTTATACAACATATTCCAATAACACATTCAATCAGTGCAACTACCTTGTATAATACAAAACGCGAAACTCTTGATTATGCAAATCAAGTATTGTCAAATGACTTTTTATATATTTTATACCAACTCTATATGCCTCTTTCTGTACTTGCTGAGAAATTCACGCATTATGATTTACATCATGGCAATGTATTATTATATAAGCCTGATTCAAATAAATACCTTGAATATAACTGTCACTATGCCGATGGTACGATTGTTTCATTTTTGTCCCCTTTTATTGTAAAGATCATTGATTATGGTCGGTGTTATGTTAGTAATGAAGATGGCGATACATCAATGGACGTGTATCATGCACTTTGTTCAAAAGAGGATAGTCCTAATTGTAATACAAATGCGCGATATTTATGCGGTGATGACAAAGGGTTTGAATCCATGACAATGGGTAACTTAGAAATAGAATCTAATAAGAAAAACATTAGCCAAGATTTAAAATTCGCAAATTACTTTAAAAAAAGATATAATACTCTCTACGCTGGTAAATATATAAAAGGTGTTCATATAAAAAAATGTCACGAAATTATAAACAAAATTGTATATGGAATAGGGGTTCATTTAAGCGAGAGTGAATATGGAACTGTAGAAAATACAGAACAACTATTTCCTAGTCGAATTAATAATGTATATGACATGCATCACGCATTAAAAGATGCGATTCTTGATAAGAAAATTATTGCTGCAAATAATAAATATTATAAAGGCTGGTCTAAATTGGGTACATTGTCTGTGTATTGTGATGGCATGGGAAGAAAAATGAAGTGGGAACCACTTTAGTCGCTAATAGGTTGTATCTTTGTAAAAGACAGTATTTACAAAGATAATGTAAAGCTAGTTATAGGATAATAATATATCCGGTTATATTACATTATAATGAGTGAATTTATTGATCAAAGTGAACCAGTTAATCCAAACGTGTTTATTGGTCCAAAAAATAAATCAAAATCTAGATCAAGAAGTAGTCCAGCTGCTTCAAAAATTCAACGTTTTTACAAACAACGCAAAACGAGGAAATCAATATTAAAAAATGTAGGCAATCTATATCGTAGAGTAAATTTTTCTTCAAGACGAATTTCGACGTTTTTTAGAAACAATCCCAACGTTTCTGAAAAGGTTGCAGAAACATTACATGGTGTATGTGCATCATCCGGGTTTTGTCTAGCGATTGGGTCGAAAGAAGTTTCCATTATCAATCATTATTTCAAACAATTTCGAAAATTTGCCTATCTACGCAATATACAAAGTATTGGTATCGAATCGCAAAACGGATTTGTCAATCTTCTACATTATCAACGCAACCAATATAATGCTTATGCGGTTATGAAAACAACCATGAATGAAGATTCCAGCAATTTAATGTATGAATATTGGGTAGGTCAATTTATCAATAAAAAAAACAAACAATTTTCGTGTTTCTTGGAAACATATGGATTGTTCAAGTCAAAACATGCCGAGGATAAATCTGTCGAAATATTACGCGATTTACCTAAAAAACCATCCAACGTAACCAAACCCTATATGAATGCTCTCATTGAACCTATACAAACGATTGATTGGAATGAAGGATGCAGAGAAGCAGCATCGTTACATCTATTGATCCAGCACATTCCAACTGCATTATCGATGTATGATGCAATCTCTAAACATAAAATTCATTTAGGGTCGTTGGATGAGATGGAAAGCGTCATTGAAAACATCGAGGCCGATATAGTAAATTTACAAAAACGGCGTCAATCGATTCCGATCTCTTCGCTTCATTCTCGATCCATCCGCAAAGGTATCACCGATGCGATTGAATTGAATAGTGAAAAACTAGAGAATATAAAGAGTGTCTTTTTCCAAGAAAGAGACAAAAAATATAAAACTCAAAATGCGCCTAACCGTAGTTTTCATCCTGATATCGAAGACGATTTTCTATATATTTTATACCAAATATATAAGCCTCTCAGTGTTCTTGCAAACGTATTTACCCATTACGATTTGCATTTGGGTAACGTATTATTATATAGACCATTTTATGAATCCAATAATTCCGGATATATTCATTACAAGTATGTGTTGCCTATGAAAGATGAAGGAGAACATACGATCGAATTTGATTCGTCATATATTGTAAAAATCATTGATTATGGTGAATGTTATGTGAACGCCGGTCCACAGTATCATTCTAATGAAATTGCCAAGAAGTTGTGTGATAAACAAGCTAATCCGGATTGCAATATTACGATGAGCTGTGGACGGAATAATGGTTTTAAGAAATTTTCTAAAGTCAGTACATCGCGCCGTTTTTCAGATATTCGAAATATAAGTCATGACTTACGGTTCGCTAATTTGTGCAGCATTTTTTTTGTTCCTACATCGGAACATGGTAGGGCATTGGATAAATTATTGAAAAATGTCGTATATGGCGTAGGTATAATGAATCTTGATAAAACAATGGGTACTATAGAACAATCAAGTGGGTATCCGGAAAAGATCAATAATGTGGTGGATATGGCGCGCTCATTAGAAGATCTAATTCAATCGGAACTTTTCTCGCGCATCAATACAGAGAGGTACGCTGAAAAGAGGAAGATGGGGACCTTGACCATGTATTGTAATGGTACAGGAACACCAATGAAGTGGGAACCACTTTAGTGGTGGGAGGGGAGTAGATCAGGTGTATCTTTGTAAAAGACGGTTTATTTACAAAGATATCAGTTTATGTTGATTATAGGCGATTATCGGCGACGCACTGCCATTAGGGGCACATACGATGCATTATGTTGATCGCCGCCATTGCTCAAATCGTTGTAGTTTTGGTTAATCGCCTGTTGCTTTTTAAACGTAATATAATCAGACGAATCGGCGACGAATTTGGTATTGCACGTCGACGCAGGTACACCGGTATTGTCCGTATTGGTCCAAAGAGTTCCGATATTGCCTTTATATCCTGGCTTTGTCGCATTTGTCTGATTTGATCCGCCCGAGTTGTACTGCACGCGGCCCAAGAAATCGCCGCTATTATTGACTGCACGAAAAGGCGTGGTAACGCGATTTTTTCCATTCACTTGACCGCGAGCATAATTCGTGTTCCATCCGTCGCGCAAGACACGGCGGGTCATGGTGCTCTCGCTATCGCGACTATTTGTAAGAGTTTGTATGGGCGAGTACCCTTGGTAAGGACCTCCTCCTAAATTCGAACCTGATAAATTTGCCATGATTTTTTCTACTACAACTATATAGTATTACAATAGATATATATTTCTTTCTTTGAAAATGGCGGAATCCAAACAAAATGCATTGGTCGCATATGACCCCGATTGTCTCCGTAAACGATCCAATTGGGGGAAATCGTGCAAAAATTATCGGTTTGATACACCCGAATTCGATCCCACCGCCTTCTTGGAAACGATGCGATCTCAATCTCCAAAGTTGCATTCTCTTCTTACCAAGATTGATTTATTAGATGCACGGGATATGGCCAAAGACGGGCGCCGCTATAAACATTTCATCTTTTCCGATGTTCGGGCCAATTCTGCAGGTGCGAAAATGTTGGCCAGTGCACTCATATCACGTGGGTGGACCCTGGGTTACAAAGCCGCTCGTTTAGCCAATAAGGATAAAGGCGAAGGCGAAGGTCCTGTTGCTGATGATAAAAAACCCAAGAAAAAGAAATATGGTAAAATCGAGCTTCTCGGGGCAGATACTTTGCACAAAACTCGATACGAAAACTTTTATCTCTTGGCGTCGACTGGTGTCTATGACCAGCCCATTAGTGTAGCCACGAAAAAGTCTATTTTACAAAGATTCAATTCGCGCCCCGATAACGTCCACGGCGAGCAGGCCCGCATCATTGTCATGGATAGCGGTTTCAAAGAGGGTATCGATCTCTTTGACATTCGCTATGTACACATTTTTGAACCCTCGGTTACTGCGGCGGATCAACAACAAATCATCGGTCGCGGGACGCGATTATGTGGCCAAAAAGGGCTAAAGTTTCATCCCACCCTTGGTTGGCCTCTCTATGTATTCATCTATGATGTTGCCATTCCGGAAGAGTTGCGCGGCATATTTCTTGATCAAGCCACCTTGTTCGACGCCTATTTGCGGGCTATGAACATGGATGTTCGTCTCTATCGTTTTGCCAATGATTTAGAAAAAGTCATTGCCTTTGGTGCAGTAGATTATGATCTGAATCGAAATATCCATCTGTTTCGCTCCGCTACGGGCAAAGGAACGAGCAAAGGAACAGAAGGGTCAGATCGGGAACGTCGCATGACGGTGGGCGGTGCAAAAACACGCATCGTGAAACGGGCAGATGGCTCGACAAAAACCTTTATCATTCATGATGAAATACCGCCGCTCGTTGTCGAGGGTGTAGTCCAACGACTTGGGCACAATGCGATGCGCAACATGATCAAACGCGATTTTGCCGAATATGCATGGACCGAGGTCAAGATGGAAAATGGATGTGCCATATCAGATGCGGATTCCGTCCCCGATTTTGCAAAAAAGGTTGGACAGAATGGGGGACCGTCGGCCAATTCGCCAGTGATCCAGTTTACGCCCACGCAGAATTTCGTTCGCCATTATTTTACGCCCCAATGCGCCGTCAAGGGCATGCTTCTTTGGCACGGCGTCGGCACCGGAAAAACGTGCAGTGCCATTGCCACCGCCACATCGTCTTTCGAGCCTCAAGGATATACCATCCTATGGGTCACACGTACCACGCTGAAAAACGACATTTGGAAAAACATGTTTGATCAGGTGTGCAACGCACAATTCCAACAGAAAATGGCGGAATCGGGCTACGTTTTGCCGACGGATCCCAAGGCGCGCATGCGCGCTTTATCCAAAGCTTGGCGCATTCGTCCCATGTCCTATAAACAATTCAGCAATTTGGTTTCGAAACAAAATCAAATGTACAAAACGTTGGTCAAAATCAACGGCGAAGCCGATCCTTTGCGAAAAACTCTGCTCGTTATTGATGAAGCGCATAAACTCTATGGCGGCGGCGATTTGTCTTCGTTGGAACGACCCGATATGGACGCGCTGCATAGGTCCATCATGCATTCGTATCGAGTGTCGGGTCGTGACTCAGTCCGCCTCTTGCTCATGACGGCCACGCCGATTACACAAAGTCCGATGGAGATTATACAATTGCTCAATCTTTGTAAACCCGTGGATTCACAAATACCCAGTGGGTTTGACGCCTTTTCCCAAGATTATTTAAATGATGTAGGTGGATTTACCGTGGAAGGTCGCCGTCAATTCTTGGACAATATCGCTGGATATATCAGCTATTTAAATCGCGAAAAAGATGCGCGTCAATTTGCCCAAATTTCGATTGAACGTATCGAGCCCGTCCTCGTTAAAAACGTAGCCGAGGTCGAGCGCTTTGATAAACGATTGGCTCGCGAAACCTTGGGAAAAGAGGTTGTCGCTTTGAAAAACAAGGTATTGGAAGAAACGGCCAAGATAGATGCCGATTTGTTGGACGTCGATTCCGGCCGTTTTGCCTTTTTGAAGTCGACATGCGATGAGGTCGAACCTGCACCCTTAAAAAAAGCCTGTGTCAAGGTGGCGAATCGGAACATTCGCGAACTCGTCTCTGAAATCAAGGTACATACCAAGAAATTGCGTGAAGATATCAAGGTCATTCGCGGTGAAGTGAAAAATAAGAACCTCTTTCGTCGCGAAACGTTGAAACGAATTTCCGATACCTTGGCAGCCGAGCCTGTCGAATATGCTAAATTCCAAGAATCTCTTTATTATCAATTGAAAACAAAATGTGCCAAGCGCGTCAAGGCGACTGGTACCGGCGCTGGCGACGAGGCCTTTGCCATGCACCCCCAAGTTCAAGAATTGACGGAACAATTGGCCACATATGATGACCGTATTGCTCGACTCAATGCAGATTTAGATGGCGAAATGGCTGTTCACAAAGCCCGTGTTGCCCAAATCCGGACCATGATGCGGTCGGGACAGCTCAATGACCTGGAAAAAAGTACATTGAAATTATCTTTGAAAGATATTCGCAAAACCGCCAAGAAAACCAAGCGCGATCTCATGAAAATCGTTTCGGGAGAAACCAAGATGCTTAATACATCGCGAAAAGAGGTCATGAAAAGGCGCAAAAAGGTCTATGCTCGTTTGCGCAAGACGTTGAAAGCGGCTTTGAAAGACGAGGCGGCCAAAGAAAAAGAAGAAGCCCGTGCTGCCAAGAAATTGCGCAAAACACTGCGCAAGGAGGGTCGCATCCGCGATGAAATGAAAAACGAACTCTTGGTAGATCTTGTCGGAAAATATGAAAAGAAAATCGTTCGCGAAGTGGAAGACGGACGACTCGGCATTTTGGCCAAGGCTGCTGCCAAAGCGGAAGAAAAAGAACTCAAAGCTGAAATCAAGGCAGAATTGAAGAAAATGAAGGCCGAGGTCAAGGCGGATGCTCGAGAGAAAAAAGCACGGGAAAAAGCACGTGAAAAGGCTCTAGAAAAGGAGAGAAAGGCGGTTGAAAAGGCGCTGGCAAAGCGCGAGCGCGAAACGCGCCGGGCTCAGGAAAAGGAGGAAAAACGGGCCGCCAAAATTGCCGCTAGAAAAACCAAAAAAAATCTTGGATAAATGTAAACCTTGGATCCTTCTTTTTCATTCTTTTCTCATTCTTTGCCCATTCTTTTTCATTCTTTGCCCATTCTTTTAATGAGTACCGAACCTGAAAACACCATGGAAATGGTGAACCGGTCAACAAACCCTGAGTTAGAGACATCGACGGCCAATGATCAAGTGGTGCCCGTCCAAAGTTTTGTTGATCGGATTACTTTAGAAACCTTGATGAATCGTACCAATTATGGGAAATATTTGTCGAAAATCGATCCAAAACGCCACGCTGAACATCAAGAGTTTTTAAGCAAAATGCAAAAATATAAAACGAACATCTTGGAAAAGACGGAAACAATGATGAACAAACCCAAGACAATGTATACAAACGAAGTTCATGAAACGTTTACAGCCTATATGAAAACCTTGATACGGTTTTTGGAGGTGGAAGAACAGAATCGTGGGAGTGATTCTGATGACGACATGTTGTTTGGATAATATAATCAATGATGTATGAATCAACGTTTCCCAAGAAAAAGGAGAATGCAAACATTTTCTCTCGGTAGTATAGTTAGTGAATTGATCTGCGATGAATTATACATTGGGCGGAAAACGCCCCCGTCGGCGTACCAAGAAATATCGCGGAGTCATTGCAAAACAGACTAATAAATACAATAAAAATAGACAGCCCGCGAGAGTACCGACAAACCTCAATTGCAGCCCCGTCGCGCGACGCAGTCGCGTTTCCGATGCCACGTGTTACCCCGCTGATGCTTTAGAAAAAATCAAACATGCGTATAACATGGGTCATGGAAAAGAGGATCAAATTGTGGTGACGGATCCTTTGGCCATTTGGAACGATTTGCGCAGTCGATTGGTCCAGTGTAAAAAAGAGGACTGTTGGTTGCGCGAAATCAAGGACGAGAAACTTCGCAAAAACTTGGACGAAATGGTCTTTGCGCCCGACCAACCGGAGAACTGGAAAAAGAATCCCAATGAATGGCTCTCGAATTATGATATATTGCACGTCTTGCGTCAATATGAAAAGGCTTATCCGAATTTCAAACTGATTGGCCCGACACCGATTGATTTCGACGTGCGTCCCGAGAAGGATTCGCCGCAATGTGTTTGGCAAGAATTATGTAAGATTTCTTTGGAAACCTTGTCCAAGGGGGGGAAGCGGAAAATTGGAATTGTCTTCAATTTAGACAAACACGATGAGCCTGGATCGCATTGGACCTCGCTCTTTATCGATATGGATGAGGCCGTCCTTTTTTATTTTGATAGCGCGGCGAATCGGACGCCAAGTGAGGTGAAAGTGTTGGTCGAACGGCTGAAAAAGGAGGGCGGAGCGATGAAGCCGGCCATTCCATTTCGCTATGTCGAAAATTTTCCGAAAATGCACCAGCGGTCCAATACGGAATGCGGGATGTATTCCTTGTTTTTTATTATTACCATGTTGACGGGTGGGGAAAACCGAGGTGCAGGTCAGGGTGTCGGTGCTAACGCTTTCTCGAATGAATTGGTCGATTTGCATGGCGGTATTCGACAAGGCATGTCGATGGACCAACGAATCGAACTCTTTACCAAGAAACGTATACCGGATAAATTTGTAGAATCATTTCGATGGACCTATTATAATACGTAATGATTGGTTCGATATCGTGCAAAAAAATATCATACTAGTATAAAGTTGGATTTATACTAGTAATATTATAGAATAAGTTATGGAGAAGAACCTTATCAAAAAATTTCGTAATCGTAGAAAGATGAAATCTCTTGGAAAAACAAAGAAAGTGGGTCGTCGCGGTGATCGACTTGTTGCCAAGACGAATCGTACATTGAAGCGGTACATGAGGGGGGGTTTTATGGGAAAAAGGGTTAATTCTGAAAATAACAAAGATATAAAGGCAGTTAATGACAAAGAAAAAACGGCAGTTCAAGAATCAACTACAAAAGGAATACTAAAATCAGATAACAGAAAAAATATAGTATCACAATCAAGAAATTTTAATAGGAATGACGAAGAAAAAAAGGCAGTTCAAGAATCAACTACAAAAGGAAAACTACAATCAGACAGCAGACAAAATATTGTTCAAGTAAATCCACCTGCTATTACGGACCCAAAAAGTGATTATGCAAAGAATAGAGATACTAATTTTTACACATATGCACAAGATTCGAATCCATTGTCAAGAGAGATTGGTCAGGGTACCCGAAACGTAAGTAAACTATTTAAACAAGCTACTAATGCTATTGGTTTAACATCTAAATTTAATGATGGTCAATATAACAAAAAGGTCTTGGCAATTGATCCTACCCTAGAAAAAACGTTAAAAAAACAAATATCTGTTTATGCTTATCAGTATAGAGATCTTTTGATTCGGAAATATGAAAATAATAAAAATGCCAGGAATGATCTGAAAGCTAGATCTGATAATTTTAAGAAATTCAAAATATGGCTTTTAAAGAGACGTGGTAATTTTGAATATCAACACATGTTTGATGATGTTTCGTATTATGACACAATAAAAGAATTGGAAACTTTTTCAGAAGTTAATAATGATGAAATAGAAAAGAAAAAACAAAATATAGACGATTTTCGATTGAGAAATCTTAACATAGGATATATTAGTAAACAAGAACAAGAATTGACTATTTTACAACGTGACCGTGATCGAATTAATAAAGAAAAAAAGGAACTTACTACTTCGCGAGAGAAATATATCAAAGAGTGTAATTCAATTGATCAGGATATAAAAGATTTTCAGAGTAAATTTGTTAAATGGGCAAATGATCTATCAAAGGACCAATATTCAGATGAAAAAATCAAAGAAAAAACTGGAAGCAAATTAGTTTTTACGCTACAAATATTATCTAGTAGCAAAACCTTGCTTGAATACAATAACGCACCCTCTTCATTTTTTTCAAAACGACTTTATCCCATTTGGTTGGATAGTATGGATGTCTTGCGTAAAATTGTGTTTAGTACCTTTACCAAAATAGAAAAAAATGGCGTCGCCCTTACCGGAACAGATAGTGACGCCCCTACTGTAACACCCCCCTCCGATGATTCGTCAAGTATTATAGGAGCAATTCTATCAGTCCCTACTGTAACACCCCCATCTGATGATTCGTCAAGTATTATAGGAGCAATTCTAGCAGCAATTTCTTCAGAACCGATAGACGGACTAATCGGCGAAGATGAAGAGGAAGAGGAAGACGCCCAAGCAGGAGGAGTAGCAGCAGCGCGAGCAAAAGCACTAGATAACGGCTTAGGTGCATATTTTGGTGGCAAAGTTACATGTTCAATTGAACCTATTTCAATTCCCGTTCAAAAACCAGGGAACTTTTCTAGATCCGATGAAACAAAACGTTATTTGGTCATATATGAAGAAGAAAATAACGGTACATTTCTTGGAATAACTGAAAAAATTGTATCAGGTACAGTAACCGTAAAAGTAATTGCAAGAGTGGAGATAATGAATACACAATACATAGAGCAGAATGATTATTCCATGGAAAAAAATGGCATACTCTCTGAATATAAAGATCCTTCTGCTAACCCTATTGCTACTAGATGTAAAATTACAGAAATGGTTACATTATTAGAAAATCGCCCTATAACTCTTGATAAAATATTATATTTTATTGATTTAAAACCGGTTGATGATGTATCATTAGTGAAATCAGAAGCAAAAAAACCGGACCTCAAATATGACAACAATAATACAATCATACAAAGATGGTTTGAAATGATAGAAAAAGTATATGCATCACCTTCAACTGTAAATAAAAAAGATATAGAAACTTTGTACATTGATACAAATCAAAAAATGAAATTATCTTTGGATATTCCAGGAAACACACTTACAGGTGATAATTTGTTAATAAAATTACAGAATGATTTTATAACCGTTATAAAAGGGAAAGGAAAAGATACAGAAGAATGTGATGAGAAAGCACCTAATATAAATAAACCAATACCTAAAAGCGACCCCGCTGCGAAAGAATATCAAATCAACGTCGATTTTTTTAAGCGACAATTTGTTAAATTAAATAAAGATGAAACTAATAAAGATGAAACTAATAAAGATGCTAGTCCTGTATATGTTCAAGTACCGGAAGATGAACCATTTTACTATGTACGATCAAAAATGATAAAAAAAGGAAAGAAATATCGAGGGAGATCCGCCTTTTTTGCGCACATGTTGGATGATTTCAAAACCGCAGAAATGAGTTTATGGTTTATGCGACACCCTGATCACAAAGAAGAAGTCACAGCAAAGCGCGAAACTGTGAATGTTGTATCCGAAGATCAAGAAGCTGCTATTAAGGTACAAAATAATAATGAAATTAAGAAAATAGAAGAGAAATATAGATTACAACAAGAATCATTAGATAATAAAAGGGAACAAGATATGAGAGCGATTTAACCATAGTTTTCCAAAACGTCCTTATTTAAGGACGATTGGGAAACTTGGCATACATTTAAATATTTTTCCTTACCATTTATGGTAAGGATAAATATTCCCATCTCCGTGTCAAAATTAACTTGGAGATTAAAGGTTAAATAAGAACGGTTGGAGAACTATGGTTAAGAATAACTAATATAGATAATAATGTATATAGCTTATTATCTATCCAATTTTCAATGTCTCTCTATATACATGCTGAGAATCAAGAAATATTATGGCAAATCTTACAAACTGTCCCCGCATTGCAGACGTTTCAGTGTCCGGATAAACCGGCTTGGTTCCGTTCCATTGTCTCGAAATTTTATGAAGCCAATCAGTTCAAATTATTCAGTTCTGCAGAATTGCAACAAATGAATCGTGATACAATTGCCTATATGGTTCGCGAACTGAATCAGGCTACTGTTGCAAATGCTAGCACGACTGTTAGCACCAGTGCTGCTAGTGGTCCAACAGAAGTCGCACCTATACATCCTGATGAGAATCTTCATTCCTATTCATTTACAAACTCCTTTTTGCCAGGAACGAGTGCATTTGAATCTACCGATGTTGCCATCCATGACAATGGTGCCACCATTCCAAAGATGGGCGTCCATCCCAAGACGGTGACACGAAACTATTTATCTCAGCAAAAACAAAGCGTAGTCAATGAACGTTTTGCACAGCGTCAGCAGGAATATGACACAATGATCAAGGGCGTTGCCCCGAAACCGATTGATTTTCGACAACCGATGACTTCGATGGACGACGGGATTCTCGAAAATATAAGCGATCTTGTTCAGAAATATAGGCAAGAACGCGATCTTTTGAGTGAACCACCACCAGCTTTGCCTGCAGCTACAGCCCTACCACCGGTACAGCCTAGACCCGCAAAAACAGTTGCACAAATCGATAAACCCATGATTCGTCACTCAATCAATCGCAGTACCGTGACCGAACCTCTCGTAAATGAACTTGTCGATGTCACTGATCTCGATCTCATGGAAATATCGACTCATAAAAATGTGCGTTGGTCCGAAACCCTCGAAGAAACTCAATCCTTTACAGAAGACACGCATGAAGAAGCGGTTGCTTCTGCTGTCGAACCATTTTCGATTCAAGTGCAAGCCTTGCGCCAAGAATTGAAACAATTTATGGATGAAATGAAACAAATGTTGTTTTCGAGTCCGACGCCGACACCGATTGTTGCCAACGTCTTAGTGGAGGGTTGCGCGCTGACAGAGTTGGCCGACTCCAAACATCGCGATCAAGTGGTTCAACATGAATCGATCGAATGCTGATGTCTCAAAACTGAATCTAATCAAAAAAATGAATTACTTTTTTGATTACATGTGTATCGCATAAAAAGCTCCCGACCCCCTGCATTACCTTGTTACCATGACCTCTGTTCTACCCACCGTTCTTGTCTCTGAGATTGTTGCCCGCACAAACGATTTCGATGAACGTAGCGCCGTTCTCGTACAAATCGATCCCAATACAGAAAAACAAACCATTCATTTGAACTCACACAAAATGGCGACCCTCTTTGCTGCCACGTTGGCAGCCGTCGAGACGATTCATAAACATAAGCGCATTACCGACCTATGTATCATTGCCGATGGACGCGCAGAGGCGGATCGTCAATATGATCCCAGGGAGGATCGCGATCTCATCGGCCAAGAAGACGCTGAAACTGTTGCCTACCTTTGGGCCAACCATGCATACAGCTACGCTCCCATGCCAATGACTCTTGAAGAGCGTTTCTACGAACAAATCCACGCCATTGCTACAGAACTGGCCATGTTTTCCAATACCATGCGCACTCAGTACATGGTGTGCATTGTTGGTCGGATGTATTCGGAGATTCCGCACTTGTCTTTCGCCCTATGGCTCTTTATCGAGCTCTACTTTGATCCCGCGTCTTCGCCCGAACTCTTTGCCTATTCCAACCGCATATTGGAGGCGCACCGATTCACCGTCGATTTCTACATTCCCATCCAAGGATCGCCGGATAGGAGCGCGTGCGAAGAGATTTCGGTCTATGGTGTGGCCAATGCCATGCGCAAATTGCGGCGATTGGGGACGCGATTCTCCGATTTTGTCTACAACTACTATTTGGATATAGATACAGTTCCTGTTTGGACGAGCGTATGGTGCCCATGTCCGTGCAAAAAGTGCCACGATTCGTGGTCGGTCTTGCATAAACAATTGCATCCTACATGTGGACACTTGTGCTGCGCCAAGCTGCCCGATCCGTTTGTTACGCTCACCGTGGACGGTGAAGAGAAACAGTGCATTACGGCGGAACGATTGGAGGTATATCGTAGGGCATTTGATGCGCTTCCGCGCAACAGCGGCTTGATTTCGGAAGAGGACGATGATAAAGAGAACTGATTGTGCACAATAATAGTCTAGATTTTGCATTGTATTTGTAACCAACGATATAACTAATTATAACTAACCAACCCTTTTTTACTTTCGGTTCCACTGTTCGATCGATATCGAGCCATCTACATTTTCTTTGTAGAGGGAATAGACTACGGTTGTTGGTGGAACATAGAGATTGTATATACGTAGTGACATTGTATCATTCATTTCAATTGCACATTCAAAGTGTTCGGGCAAGGTGTGTGCATAGTGGAATGTATAGTAGTATGGCCGTGTAAAAAGACAGGTTTTTCTTAGAATCTCATAACGCTCATCGTGTTTGTGTATGATGTTGATATACTCACCATTCTTGTATCGGATGTTTCCATAAAAGTCTAGGATATGATGAACTATATCTAGTGGGAGCGCTCTTGTAAATAGTGGTGCAAGCGCTTGCTTCATGAGTACTATATAGAGATGCCTTTATATTATTATGGGTAGGGTGGGGTGTACCCTTTTGTCTGTGATAGGTCCCTGGATTTTTTCCCAAGAAAGTAGGGTCAATTTTTAAAAATGGACATTTATACATTTTTTAACATTTCAAATGCCGATTATGTTATATTAATTGTTAAGAAAAATATACATATAAAGATATGTATATGTGTGTATTATATAATGAGTAATCTAGGTTTATTGATAACTACTTGTCAACATTATTTTACCAATATACAAAACGTAATAAAAGATATTGAAGAGTGTAATTTTCCAAAAGAAAATGTGTTAATAGTTTCAGGCCAGGAAAATAATAATTCAATATACTATGAAAATAATATTAAAATAGTAAAAGTAGATTACACTGGTTTACATTTAACTGGCGTTATATACCTATCTGAAAATAAGGATTTATATAAAAATATAACTTATTGGATAATATTGCCCGATACTATAAAACTTAACAAGTTATTTTATGTTAATATTTTGAAATATTATAATGCATATTTAGAAAATAAAGAAATATATAGTTTACCATTTATAAGTTCAAGAATAAGACCATCAATGGACATGGGAATTGTACATATTAATCATATTTATAATATGTCTGATTATCTAAGTAAAATAAAAAAAGTACAACCATATAATATAAATGACACAATACAATTAAAACGCCAACTTATATGCGATGAAGATACTATACTTGGGTTGCCACCTCAAATACCGAATGAATCAACTAGATTCAATTATATAAATGAACCCAATAAAATTCCAACAGTATTTATAACAAATGATGGAAATGAATTAATCGAAAAAGTAATAACATTAAATGATAAACTAATAAATGAAGTTTATTTTGTAGATCTTGATTTTTTATAAATATCAACGTAATTTCGGCGGACTATCGTCAAATATAATTATGGAATTATAAATAATTTATTTATAACATAATCGGCTTTTGAAATGATAAAAGGTGTAAAAATGTCCAAAAAATAAAAACAGACCGGAGAATCTTGTGAAAAAACAATTGTTACTGAAATGCTGTAAATACAAAAATTGTGAATCATGATACCGCTGCATACACATTCCTATCTTTTTGGCACGTTTTCGGTACGAAAAAATCTGAAAAACGTCTAACTTTGCGGTTTACAAGTGCAAAATGTTTGTGTATATTTTTGGTAGTCAAACTATTTATGATTTGTTCCAAAACCGACACTTTCTTTTGTCCAAACGTTTTGGACCGTAAAACGCCGAAAGAATCACAGCGTGATCGATAGTATACTGTTTAATTTTTACATCCTTGTATATCTGTGACCGGTAGTTGATAATATTTTTCCTTGCTTTGTATTGTAAGGAAAAATATAGTTTGTCGAATGATTAACTATGGTTATTATATTCTGCGAGCAGTTTTTCTATTTTTTCTACCCTTTCTTCGTTTACTTTTCTTTTTATTTTTACCACCGAATCTTCTAGAATCAGGTGGTACATATTCACTTGGTCTCTCATATAAATTTATTGTTTGTATAGCTTCTAAATTTTCTTCAGAACTATTCTCATATCCTTGTTCATTAACTCTAAGAAATGTTTTAAGTTTATCTATTGTTTCTTCAGTATTTCCCCATTTTGGTGGATTAAAATCTCTAGCATAAAAAATTATTTTCTTATATAATCTTTGTCTATTAAACATATCCGTATAATACGATTTATTTTTTTTTATAAACTCTTTTAATTTATCTAAGTGAGTGGCGCTATCATTTAAAAAAGTGGTTTCGATGCTATCATCATCTGCCATGTAAACAAATTTTATATATATACTATATATATTTTTACTAAATCATCTAATATAAAAATGAAAGATCTAATGATTATGTAATAGTTATAATGTAATTTCAAACGTAATTCTTTTATCAGTTTTAATCTAAAATGCAACTTTATTATTCACCCACTTTGTAAACATTTTGAATGAGAAAAGACGAATTTACCCTTTTGTCTGTGGTAGATTCCTGGATTTTTTCCCAAGAAAGTAGGGTCAATTTTCAAAAATGGACATTTTTAAAAATGTCCAAAATTAAAAACACCCTCCCAAAATTTTGAAAAAAATCAGTTGTGACCATCTCAGGCTAAATTCCAAAATAATCATTCATGTAATGGCTGCATAATTTTTCGAATCTTTTTTGGCGCTTTTTTCGGTCCGAAAAAGTCCGAAAAAACGCCTAAATCTTGCTTTTACGAGTGGAATATTACTTTGTATATAGTACGGTTCGCATACTATATATGGTCTCATTCCAAAACAGGCGTTTTTCCAGTTTACAAGTTCGGACCGTAAAAAGCGCCGAAAAGATTCCGAGTCATGTCGAGTAGAGTATATGATTCTTTTACAGAAAAATGCCATTTATGCAGTCAAACTACATATATGTACCCTTTTGACCGGAGGATGGATTTTTTTCTAAAAAAGTAGGGTCAATTTTCAAAAATGGACATTTTTAAAAATGTCCAAAAATAAAAACACCCTCCCAAAATTTTGAAAAAAGTCAGTTGTGACTGGAATGCTGTAAATACGAAAATTATGATGCAACCTCTCACTGCATAATTTTTCGAATCTTTTTTGGCGCTTTTTTTGGTCCGAAAAAGTCCGAAAAAACGCCAAAATCTTGCTTTTTCGAGTGGATTCTCAGTTGAGTAAAAAACAGTCTCCAATCGATATATGGTCTCATTCCAAAACAGGCGTTTTTCCAGTTTACAAGTTCGGACCGTAAAAAGCGCAGAAAAGATTCCGAGCCGTATCGAGTAGAGTATATGATTCTTTTACTAGAAAATGTCATTTATGCAGTCAAACTACATATATGTACCCTTTTGACCGGAGGATGGATTTTTTTCCAAAAAAGTAGGGTCAATTTTCAAAAATGGACATTTTTAAAAATGTCCAAAAATGAAAACAGGCCGGAGAATCTTGGCAAAAAATCAGTTGTGACTGGAATGCAGTAAATGCAAAAATTATGACGCAAATTCTCACTGCATAAAATTTTAGCAAGATTTAGGCGTTTTTTTCGGTCCGAAAAGTTCGGACGCAAGAAAGCGGCATTTTGAATTCATATCATATATGCAGTCATTACAAATAAAATCGCGCAAAATTGCGCACCTATAAAAGCAAGATTTCGGCGTTTTTCGGACCTTTTCCGTACCTTTTCGGACCGAAAAAAGCGCGGAAAAAGATTTAGGCGTTTTTTCTGTCCGAAGTATATAGAGTAGAAAACGCCAAAAACGCCAAAAAAGATTTCATGTTTGATTGTGAAAAATGCAACTTCCATTCGAGCAGCGCAACCAATTATAACAAACATATATTGACACGCAAACATCTACGAGACTGCGAACCTGACGAAAAAAACTCTCAAAAACATGTGTGTGAATGTTGCAGCTTCCGATGCAGCAAAAAATGTGACTTTATTCGACATACGTTCACCCGTAAACATAAAAAGAATGTACTTTTGGCGCAAGAAAACGCCATATTGGATGAGCCCAATTATGAAAATAGCATAGTTGAATCAGACGCAAATAAGGTGTATGAATGCGACACGTGTGGAAAAACATACAAAGCAAAGAGTAGTATGTGGAGTCATCGCGTATCATGTTTAAAGATCCACGAAAAAAATCCATTTCAATCCAATAATACGATAGAAACGTACCATAAAAATCAAGTTTATGCAAATAACGACCA